GATATAACATTTGGTTCTACTCTGTGGGAAAAGGCGGGAGCACTAATGATACATCGGCTTTTACACATCCTGCCATATTCCCTGAGAAACTTGCAGAAGACCATATCTTATCTTGGTCAAATGAGGGGGATATAGTGTTCGATCCTATGTGTGGTTCAGGGACTACTCTCAAAATGGCAAAGTCTCTAAGTAGGAATTACATGGGGGTAGAAATTTCAAAAGAGTATTGTGAAATAGCACAAAAAAGGGTAGATAAACTAGAAAAATAAAACAAACATTTTAGCCGATTGGAAGTGAAAGACATAGCCAAAGAATTGTTGTTCTCTTTAACTAAGAAGGACTTTGAATTAGAGTTCTACCGTGGCAGCGGCGCAGGGGGTCAAAACAGAAATAAAGTGTCCACCTGTTGTCGCATATACCATCGAGCATCTGGTGCTGTAGCAGAAGCATGTGAAGAACGCACCCAGGGACAAAACAAAAAGATAGCATTTACTAGACTATTGGAAACACCGGCATTTAAGTCTTGGCATAAGGCCGAAGTGTCTGCACGACTTCAGGGATATCAAAATGCAGTGGCGATGGTAGATCATATGATGCGACCAGAAAATCTAAAAATAGAAGTGTTTACAGAAGATGGATGGAAAGCCACAAGTTAAAATGTGAGTTTTAGAGGATGTGAATTTTTGAATGGCATGGGATATTACAAAGGGGCTACGAACATGGTGGAGCAAAAGGGAAGAAGATTGGATGATTGACTTCCCCAGAAAATGCGATGGATGGTTGCTTCATAATTTAATGGCTGGAAGCATATCATGGCCCGAATTTATAAAAGAACTAGAGCAACGCAATTATGATTTAAAAACACTAAAGTTAAGCGTCAAGAGGAAAGATGTACAAGATGAGGTCTCTAATATCTAGCTATTGCTAGGTCTTTAAGACCGAAATATACATTAAAATGCGCGTTTCATAGAAAGGATGGGTGATGACGAATACATACATTCTATTTAGGTGATATACGAGAAGTACTAAAGAATGTGCCCGATAATAGTGTTAATTGTGTAGTAACCAGTCCTCCATATTTCGGACTACGCGATTATGGCGTAAGTGGCCAGATTGGATTAGAACCTACTCCATTAGAATATGTACAATCCATGGTGGACGTATTTAACCTTGGAGAGTAGCGTTTGCATTACAGGACGATGGATGGTATTTACGATCCGACATCATATGGGAAAAACCAAACTGTATGCCAGAAAGTGTAAAAGATAGACCTACAAGATCACATGAGTATTTGTTCTTATTAAGTAAAAATCAGAAATACTTTTATGATAGCGATGCTATTAGAGAACCATATGAAAGCAAATCTACGGTTACTAATGTGCGAGATAAGCATGGCGAAGGGTATCAAGCAGATTACACTAAGGGCGATAGGTTTAGTCCAGGTGCCAGAGACTATTATTCAAAAGGCGGACGGAACAAACGAACAGTGTGGAAAGTGTCAACAAAACCATTTAAGGGTGCACATTTTGCGGTATTTCCACCAGAGTTGATTGAACCATGTATTCGTGCGGGATGTCCAGCGGGTGGTATTGTGTTAGACCCCTTTGGTGGTAGTGGAACTGTGAGTATGGTTGCAGAACGGTTAGGTAGGAGCAGCATTTATGTGGATTTGAACGACAACTACCGTGAAATAGCAATAACGAGGTTAAAATCCGTAAATAATGACGCTAAATATACAACTTTATAGAATGAAACGAACGTTTTAGAGAGTGGGAGTGATTCATAGGGTGTATATATGTGAAATCTGGAGACACCACCGCAAAATAGAAGAACGCTCTTTCTCCACTCTCCTAGACATGCGCGATTGGTTTAGATGGCGTCATCTAAATTCTTGGCGTGATGGCAATATCGCTGCATACTTCACGTTGGACGGCAAAGAGTTAGATTGGAATACTGTGCATGATTGCGGAATGTATAACTGCGATCCTGAATGATTGCTAAGAAAGGTATGTTTTAAACGAAAGGAGTGAGAGGGATTAAAGAACGACTAATGGACGTGCTTAGTAAATATTTTGAGTTGAACGACACATACTGCTACCACCTCACGCGAGTCAAAGAAGGATTCTCATATGGGACAGTCACACTTGAAGACTTCGTAGAATTTGATGATGCTACTATAGATGACCTTGCTGACGATATCATTAAGAACAACTCAACACGATTTATACAGGACACCAATTATGAAATGTTTTGGTGGCTATGCGAACAGTGCAAGGAAGAATACCTATGGGATAGCCCAAGAGAAACCAATCTTAACCACTGTCCAGGATGTGGACGTAAGATAACTGAGTTTGTGGACTATGTAGATCCTTGGGATGCAGAAGCAGAAGATGGTAAATGTATTATGCCGGAAATGCCATACTGTCCAGATTGTAAGTATGGGAGAGTTGAATATCCAGATTGGGTAGAGACATATGCGGACACCTATGGTTGCGAGTGCAAGTGGATTTGTACGTTGAAAAATTCCAAGGACGGTGATTGAGACAGTTATTAATAAATCATACAAGTTTCGTCTTTACCCTAACGATGAGCAAGTGGCACGCATTGAAAAAACTATTGGTTGTTGTAGGTATGTTTACAATCATTTTTTAAATAGACGTAAACAGGCTTATGAAGAGGACGGCAAGAACCTGACAGACGTTGAAAGTAGTGCTCTTCAAACTTCTCTTTATTACTTAGACAAGGCTTATCAGAGATTTTTTAGGGAAAAGATGGGTTATCCTAAATTTAAATCCAAAAAGAAGTCAGCACAGTCGTACACCACGAGGGTAGGTGGGGAAGGTATATGGGTACGCGGGAATTATGTCAAACTTCCAAGGCTGGGTAAGGTTAGAATAGCAAAATCAAGGGAACTTGAAGGTAGGATACTTCGCGCAACAGTTGTGCGTAATCCGAGCGGGAAATATTTTGTGTCAATCTCTTGCGAAGTAGATGCGGAGCCTTTACCCAAATTAGAAAACCATATCGGTATAGATCTTGGTATCAAGTCATTCGCCACATTGTCAACAGGAGAATCAATTGATAACCCTAAATACTTAACCAAGTACCAAAAACAATTATCTCGTTGGCAACGCCGAATGTCCCTTCGTAAGAAGGGTAGTAAGAATAGGGGAAAGGCCAAAAAGAAAGTAGCACAAATATACGAGAAAATAGCTAATTGCCGTGCGGATTTTCTTCACAAGCTGTCATCAATGCTAGTTAACGAAAATCAAGTTATAGCCATTGAAGATTTGAATGTGAAGGATATGCTACAAAACAAAAATCTTGCCAAGGCTATAAGCGATGTGTCATGGGCGGAATTCAGAAGGCAACTAGCATATAAATCTAAGTGGTATGGCAGAGATCTTAGAGTTGCGGGTAGATATGAAGCAACTAGCCAGGTTTGTTCTGGATGTGGGTACAAGAATCCAGAAGTCAAAAACCTAAGTATTCGCACTTGGATTTGTCCCGAATGTGGTGCAAATCATGATCGTGATATTAACGCAGCTAAAAACATATTAAGACTGGCTGTGTAACAATTAACGTAAACCGTGGGGCACACGGGGTTAGCTTGGTTAATATTCTAGCAGTAGTTAGGAGTTTCCAAGAATTCCTCGCCTTTAGGCTTGGGACTGTCAAGAAACACGACTTTTTTATAAAAATTGAGTTTCGTGAGGTGAATACTCATTCTAGAGTTTTTCAGATGCTTTAAAGTATTTTGGAGTATGACAACATGGAAGCAAAAACGGTCTTTCCACTTCCATTTGTCTCGGCCTTACAATTATGGCAGCAAGGGCTACAGATGCGTCTTTGGCTACATGTGGAGGGATGAAGAGTGGGGCGAAGTGACTAATTGGTGGACGTTTGTGTGGATACCGGCGTTTATAGCTAAAAGGCTTCCGCAGAAAACTATGAGGGATGAATTATGAAAGAACAACTGGAACAACTGCTGTCCGACATCCAATACCTCATGCAAGAAAGTAATGCAAAATCCGCAGAGTATAAACAACTAGAATGTACGCCGTTTATGCACTATTTTGATGGCAAATACATGGCATATGGTGAAATGGTAGCTAAAATACGTGATATTTTAAGTCAATAAAAAATCAGTTTTATCCTGTCAACTACGTAAAAAACATTTCAAGGATGTGATTCTCTGGCACTAGCGGCAGGACAACAATTCCAAAAAGACTTCAAGGATTCATGCGATAAAGCTAATATCTACTGCATCAGACTGCGCGATGTATACATACCACCAGAATTACGACACTTGATAGACTTGCCAGAATCTCCATATGACTTTGTGTTATGCGATTCAGGCATTGTGGTACCTTCCGAGTTGAAGTCAACGCAGCAGAAGTCTCTCAGTTTTAAGATGATTAAGGATCATCAACCAAAGGCATTAGAGAAGGATTTAAAGTATGAGAATGTTTATCCTGGCTTCATCTTTAACTTCCGCGAATACGACAACGCTACCTATTATATCCATATCTCCGACTTCTTAATCTACCAGCAGGTAGTAGCAAGAGAGAGGGCTAGTCCGTATCAGGGGAAGGTTAATGCTGGTTCGATGCCGATTCATATATGTGAGCAGATTGGAATAAGGATAGATTGTCAGAAACTTAGGGTGCATTATAGGTATGATATTAAGAAATTGATAAACGACATTAAAAGTAAGTATACCAAAGGAGACCACCAATGAACAAAGACTTGCCACCTCTCTATGTGTGGAAGGGTGAACAAAAGATTAGGTATGACACTCTAAGTGAAACCGAAAAATCCCACATTAAAGATACAGTAACGAACATATGGACAAGTGCCACAAACCAACATATTCAAACTCTAATGAAGAAACCTAAAACCACCAAAGTATGAAGTAAACATAATATGATAGAATACAAGTAAGCACTCCCCACATGCAAAGTGTGGGGAATTTTCTTAGGAGGATATATGGACGAAAGACTGATTATCGGATATGTGCGAGTGTCCACGGAAGAACAGGCAACAGAAGGCTATTCGTTAGAGGCACAACAAGAGAAATTGCGACTTTACGCTCAACTACAAGGATGGAGCAACGTAGAGATGTTCGTGGAAAGCGGAGAGTCTGCTAAAGATATGTATAGGCCACAAATCAAAAAGTTGCTCTCCTTGATTAAGAAAAACAAGGTAAAAGTAGTAATGACTATCGCCGTAGATAGGCTTAGTCGTAACCTGCTTGACATGTTGCAATTTGTTGATCTGTGTGAAAGACATGAAACTAGCTATGTCTGCACTTCTTTGGGCTTCTCAACTGCTACGCCAATAGGTAGAATGATATTACAAATATTGTCAAGTTTTGCAGAATTTGAAAGGCAAATGATATCGACCCGCGTTCAGACCACTATGAGAGATATAGCCAATAAGCAAGGTAGATACATGTCTGTTCCCCCATATGGCTACAAATTAGATGAGCAAAAACGCCTAGAAATAGTCCCAGAAGAAGCAGAATGGCTACTGCAAGCAGCAAATATGTTTGTGGAAGGCGTGGGATTCCGTAGTGTTGCTAAGTGGCTCACAGAACAAAATGCTCCGTGTAGAGGTAAAGTATGGCATAGCAATACGGTAAAGCGCATGATAATCAACGAGTTGTATGCCGGTGTATTTGTGTACAATCGCAGGTACTACGACAAAGATAGGAAGATGCGTTGGCGAGATGAGTCTGAATGGATTACACAGGAAAACGCTCATCCTGCTATATACACTCCTGAGTTATGGGCAGAGATTCAAAAACGTGCAAAGAGAATGCGTCCTGGTGGTGGCACAAAAACTAAGAAACATAGACTATCTGGTTTAATGCGCTGCGGACATTGTGGTTCATCTATGACTGCACGTAGATATGGCCCTAGAGGAGAGAAGGGGCAGAAAATTATATACATCTGCCAGTCTTATGCGTCTAACGGTGGTTGCTGGTACAACTACGGATGGCTCGAAGAGGCTGAAAGCATTATGAAAGAATACCTTAGTGAGTTAGTTAAGGGCAATATTGATTTGACCTCGGATAATGAATCCCAGATAAAACAGCGTAGACAAGAAGAGTTTGACCGTAAGATGCACACATTGAATCAACGCTTTCAAAAACAGTTTGAGGCATACGAGAAGGGGTTAGTTGGAGACGATGACTTGCTACTTGCTCGTAAAAGAATAGAGGAAGAAAGGCAAGCACTAAAAGATGAAAGAGATAGAATACAGGCATCTCCTGCTTCTGATATAACATTATCGGTTCAGGATGCTGCAAAACATGCATTGTGGCTGTGGGATCAGGGCAATCTCGATGTGCTACAGGGAGCATTAAGCAACATTTTTGAGTGCATAGAAGTTACAGACAGGAAGGTTAGTGGAGTTGTATTAGCAAAGCATATCTTTAATTCTTGATATTCTGAATGCAACAAAGGGCGGAGGTTTGGTTTATTTCAGAATACCATTTGGGCAACAAAAAAGACCCCTTAAATCACACCATATGCGGGTGACTTAAGGGGCAATAGGACAAAAGGTGTCTTTTACTTTACAGAACCATTCAACTTGCCATCATCAAGCAAATCGAGAGCGTGGTCAAATATCCACTGAGCTACAAAACGTACATTCTGCTCACTACAAAGAGGCTTGAACCAATCTGGAACCTTGGGCACAAACTCGGTTAAAACCTTTTGCACAACCCATTCCATCTTCTCTGCACCATGCATCTCAATTTGCTCTTTAGCCATCTTCTCAACTTTAAGCATTTGTTCTGTGATAAACTGCTTTAATTCGGCCATCCAAGTTTCTTTAAGATGTTGGCGATTTTGCCACACATAAGCTCCACCAAAAAGTGCAGCAATGATAACATACCTATATTCCCATACCATTTGTAAAATTTTCATTACTTGACCTCCTTATTTATTTAACGTCCAGACATCAATGATGCCTTGAACAATAGCATTTACCTGAGACATTTGATATTCTTCTTTATGCAACTTTGCTTCCTCTGCCACATTAGTTAAAAACCCCAACTCTACTAATAGAGCAGGGCACAGGGGTTCGCGCACCATATGATAATCGCCCAACTTAGCACCACGATTTATTGCGCCAGTAGCAGCAATTAGTCGATTCTGTATAGCATCTGCCCATATTTTGTCTTGCGATTTGTTCTTATGATAAAAGGTTTCAATACCAGATACAGCCACATCATTGTGTGCATTGTGGTGAATACTTACTGCTAAGTGTAATGGAGATGCTTTATGTTCAGAGTTTATGCGATTAGTACGATCTATTAGCTCAACCGCAGAATCATCAATTCTTGTTCTAATTACTGTTGCCCCAAGTTTTCTCAATACATCTGCCAGCTTATTACAAAACACAAGATTCATATCCGACTCTTTAGAGTACAAATGGTCATTGTGATTCGGGTCAATATCGTCTACGGCTCCTGAGTATTTTCCACCATGTCCTTCATCAATCCAGATACGAAGTCCCTGTAGTGGTTGCGGTTTACTCTCTAACACATCTGCTAAATCAAAACAAAGCTGTCCGATAGACCGCAATATCTTAGACCACATATTATTTCTCCTTCTTTGGCAAATACTTAGAGAATATTTCACTCCATTGACCTAACAAGAATTTTGTTACAGTCGATACCGCCGAACCTTCCTTTGCCCCCTGGTACATGTTTTCTAAACAACTGTGACCCTCTACATAGTATAAAAAACCATAGGACATTGTTTTGAGTAGTTGAGTGGCTATTTCAGGAATAAAATACTTTGACATATGAACTATAACTATCAGCATAGCATAGGCCACAACCTTATCAAATGTCCCTCGAAACGCAGTCCTAGAGCGTATAATTCCTGCATTTGTAGCTGCTAAATAACCACCATTATTTGCAGAAAGTGCTCGTATTTTAGTTATTAAATCAAATCCCATAACGATTATAAGTGCAAATAAAGGAGCGTCAGGCACTCCTATTAAGAAAAAAACAATACTCCCCAATGCGCCCCAAATTGCTTCAACTTGCTCAGGAAGTGATTTTAATCTTAACATCACCTCATACATAGTTACTTTTAAGTCCATTAAACTATCCCCTCCGCCTTGTTGATGATAAAGACGATTACACATTTCCAAATGAAATAGCCGTCACTACGGATCGTTCATACCCGTCAGACGGCTTGCTGACTATTTTCCCTTTATATACAGCTACACTAGACCCACCACCATCAAGGTTGATAGCTTCTGTGCAACCTATTGACTTCATATACTCTGCAAGTTGTTGCATCGTAAGTCCAGCAGAAACCTTAGACCTGCCATCTGCTACAACAACAAATATCTTATCTTTATTCCAGCCCATTGCCGTGCGGGGATGACGTGGAGTTAAGTATGTTTCTACTGATGTATACTTAGCAACTCCATTTACAACAAGGCGGGGATATGCCGATATGACATTCTTGCCCTCTGTAGCAGATACAAACTGCAATGTGTCTAAATCAAGGGGATAGTAACTTGGCATTTCATAGCCATATCTGACACCGTTAATGGCTGTAGGGCCAAGTGGATGACCTGCCCAGAAAAACCCTCCATTAATAACTAATTCGCCTTTACATTGAGATGGGCGAATATAACCAGGGATTTTAGCAAAGATTGACCGCTTGATTGTACGTGGCATGACAAACTTGTGTAAGTTGACCCACGACCAGCCAATGTATTTACGTTCAGGTGTATATATGATGTCTGGTGTTTTAATATCTGGTATGTAAATTCTATCGCCAACTCCAATGACGCTAGGATTCTTAATACCATTCAATTCAGCTAGTTTTTGGTATGTTGTATTGTATTTAGCAGCAATCTTTGAAAGCGTATCACCTCGTTGTACCGTGTAATACATCTTTAGACCTCCTATTTAGTTGTTGGTTCAGTAGAAGCAAGTACAGCCATAATCTCTGTTACCGCCTGTACTTCAGCCAAACCTTTGTAATCGACTCGATTAAGGAACACAACTAAATTGTTAATTTGTTGTTCAGTAAATTTATAAGTCTTTTCCATTTGTCCTCCTATGCCTTCCATCCTGTAATCCATCCATTTTCCTTATTCCATTTAGAAAACTCAGTAGCAAAAATCTTATACTTATTTGATTTAACTGCATCCAAGACTTCTTGTAAGCTAGAATAACCATAGTACACATCATCATAATCAATAATTGCATATGCCCCATTGTGCTTAACTACCAATAAAGTATGTGACCATTTAATCGGCAGAGTTGCATATGTCAATAACTGCGCTTCGCAACCATCAATCCTATTAACCACTTCCATTACAGCAGCATGAAAGCCATCACAATCATCTTTGAATGGCGAGTCTACTGTGGCATTGAGTAGTTTATAAAGACATGATGTAGGTGTGTCTATAGCGTCCCAGAACATTGTGCGATCATCGGCAGTCCATTTATAATTCTTGTATACTGAATAAAGCCAGCTACGTATTTCTATAAATGAGCGTGGCAGTGATTTATTTGGAATATCATAAGTCTTTGTGAATCTTGCATTTGACCAAACATACCGCAGATGCCGCAACCATACTTGTGCCAAAAATCTACTCATACTTCACCGCCTACACAATGCTGTTTAATGAAGAAACTAATCCATTAAGCTGGCTTGCATATACATCGGCTCCACTTGACACAACAGAAGGTGGGGGAGTGGGTGGTGACATATCTGCAATAGCACTTCGCACTTGATTGAATATGGTTGCGCTGAAGTTATTGCCTGTTACGGCTGTAGTAAATGAGGTAGTGCTTAGGGATTTGTATATCCTGAATAAGTTAATCCTTGCGGTAAATGCATTCCACTCTGATGCAGTAACTACAAAGTTTTGTCCCGAAGTCTTTGCTACAGACCAAGAAAAGTTCTCTGGTCTAGCTGAGAGAGTTTTTCCAGTTGCCTGTGATGAATCATAGGTAGTTGCTATACCGGATATAAAAGTTCTGACAGTATAAAAGTAATCTGTATTTGCCGTTAACCCTGTGTCTGTCTTGGGACTACTAGAGCTGCCAATTGACGATCCCAATACCCCACTTGTCGTGCTTCTGAACACTTCATAGCCAGATATTTGACCTAATCTATATCCATTTGCTGTAGGAGATTGATTAGCACATCCTGCTGCTGTAACTGTACTTGAGTAATATCTAGTTGAACCATTAAATGCCTGTGCCCCTGACCATGAAACACGTAAAGAATTTGCCGTAGCATTGTCTACTGTTACTGATGAGGGCGCAGAACCAGAGGGGGGATTGCTGGTGTCAATATATGTGCTATCATTAGCAACTAAAGTGTGAGTGCCTGTGCTTGAAGAATTACCTGCTCGAATTTGATAACTTAAAGTACCTGGCACTCTTCTGCCTGTTGTAGATGATGAGTGCCCACTATAACCATTTACATTGCCAGCACGGACAGTATATGTGTGTAAAGTACCATTGTTTGTAGAAGCACTAATCGACACATTTATCTGTGTTGCACTATTTGTTGATGCAGACATTGATGCGCTAATACTGGGAGCACTTGCACCCGTATCGCTATAAGAAGTAGAAAAGACGGTTGCTATATTAGCTCCGTCTCTATAAACTAGATATTCAGTTGCTCCAGACGAACTATTCCAACTTAGCGATACTGAGTTATTGCCATTTGTTGCGCTTAGTCCAGTGGGCGTAGGCGGTGGTGACGGAGCAGGGCCAGTTGAGAAATATACGTCCACCCAGTCACTATAGGTGCCATATGTTGTATTGTACGAGCGCAAAGATGCAGCGTAATTAGTATTGTAATTTGCAACAGTGAAGTTAAAACTTGTGCCAGTGGTGCTTGTTGTATTTCCTAAGAATAGTCGCTGTGTGCCTGTTGCATTTGTACCTTTAGTAAATGTGATAGTTACATCTAGTCCGCTAACAGAGACATTGATATTAGATGGAGCACTTGGCGTTATTGTTTCTGCAAGAGTAGTAAAATTACTTTGTGCACTGCTCGGACTCGCAGCTTTTGTCGCCGTCTCTGCATATCGTTGATAGAATGCATAAGTGGTTTCAGGGATAAGTCCACTAAAAGTTGTGGACGACTGCCATGCACCACTACCTCTGCGATATTCACATCCAGCTACACTTACTAGCGTGATACTTGTGGCTGTTCTGCTAGCCAAACTAGGAGCAGAGGGTGCAGATTGTGGTTCTTTGCCTGTGGTAAAGGAGTTAGAATTCCCCGCTTCACCGCCACTCCATATCAGTCGATATGAATACGTGGCATTATATAGTAATCCTGATATGGAGCCAGATACATTATCAACCACTTCAAAAGGAGCCCCTGGATTGGGATTTGAGTATGTTTGTGAACTAGTATAGTAATACGAGTCTGTCGGCCCATGGTAAACACGAAATCGCACACCCGTAAGAACTGTATTGTCTCCGATTCCCCATGTTATCCTGCCTGAAAGAGATGCACCATTACCACTAACCGATGCGCCTAAAGTGCTTAATGTTACAGCCATATCTCACCACCGTTCAAATAAAAAACCACCCTCTATGGGGTGGTGATGTGGATTTCGTTGTCTATTATTTGTATTTGCCAGCCTATAGACTCTATGAATGGAACAATCTCCACCAATGGTCTACCACCGAACATTTTTACACTACTAGAAGATTTAATTACACCGTCCAAAAAGATGCCTGATTCAGAAATTATAATCTCCTTACCCTCAAATACAATGTGGGCAGTTTTACTTGATTCGTTCCAATTTACATCATTAGGATGTAGCCCCAAATAATCAACTATATTAGTAAGATGTCCGTATGCTACTTCATCTATAATTAGTGGATAATCTGCCATAGAAGTGTAGTACAAATTGATAGTCTCACCATTTTTCATAATAACATACTGTTTTCGCGTTGGTTTGTCACCGATGATTATCATGTTCTCCCCCTCATCATAATCCACACTAACCCCCAAAAGAGTAGCGACCTCTCTTACAGGTAAATATGACCTGCCTCCGATAACTACTGGCGCGTTCTGTGTAACAACCATCTCACCGTTAACCATGAATTTAAAGTCAATATATTGTGCAAGAACAGAATTAACGTTTGCAGCGAAACTCGATAAGGGCGTGGCAAGTATAATACCACAAAGAATACCTAACAAAATCTTTTTCATTTTGTTACACCTCCTAAGTTATATTATGCCACATCGCAGTCTATTATACACCATGCCTATCCAAATTTAGCAACTATGTTAGTTGATGCTCCGCTAAAGTCCCAATTTCCAACTGCGTATATTGTGCCACTAATATAAATGGCGTTGCCAGATGGACTATATAGGTTTACTCCACCAGCTACCGCATCTTCAATTCTAAATATTTCATTTGTGTTATGAAACATTCTGACATCCGCCAGTCCTGATGTTAACTCTACGCGTGTGCCACTTGCTGCGGTTCGTACCGTCGAGCCAGTTACAGTTCCACCAGTAAAGGTGCTACTGTTAATATTGCCAGTTATAGTCGCACTGGTCGCCGTCAACGCACCATTCATATCAACTCTAAAAGGAGCAGAACCAAACGTAGCATGACCTAGTTGAATGCCACTTGAACCAGCTATAAATGTGTCATTGCCTGACTGATTACCAATTCGTATAGTACCACCTTTAACAGTGGGAGATTCTATTGTTGTTGCATCTATATATGTTGACTGAATGTATCCTGGAAGTACGGGTATGCTAGGTGCATCTGTAACATACCCCCATGACACACTACTTCCTGCACCAAGAGTTATCTTCCCACTTATCTCCGCGCCAGTAGCTACTAATTTACCATCCATATCTACTCTAAACGGTGCAGAAGTGAACGTTGCGTGACCCAATTGAATGCCTGAACTACTTGCCTTGAAGATACTATTTCCTGTACCAATAGCCACATCTCCACTAAACACACCAGTAGCACCTTGTAGTTTACCTGCAAACAATATGTCGCCATCTACATCAATGGAAAATCTGTCTGTCCACGTTCCCGTGACATCCTTTTGAATTTTAATACCATCCGTAGCGTTCATGAGTATACGGGATGGCAGGGTAGAGTGATTGATTGTTAGGGATGCGTCGGTGAGAGTTGCGCCATCGTTGGTGAAACTGAATTTGCCTGAATCGTTTTCCATGTAAAGGTTATTGCTTATAAGTATGCGACCAAGCAACCTATCTGCTATTACTCCTGTGCCAGTCATTGCAGTGGCAAATGTATTAAATCCATCAACAGAAATCCCAATTGCCCCATTGACCATACGAATTCCTTTTAAAGGATCAGCAGAATCAGTAATGGTGATGCCCCTGCGACCTATGTCAACACTGTTATTAACGCCACTAGATATTGCTCTTGCTGCCGCATCCCATACACTATTAAGAAGAACATCCACATCATTGCTCGTCTTCTCAATGCCATCCCACTTGAACTTATTCATGTTGACAGTGGTAGAGGTAGATGCCCCCTGTTGAAGTAGATTCTTCAACTTTATATCTGCATCATCAGTGGCACTAACTACATTAGATATGAGCAAATCCACATTCGCTGCATCGTACTCGAAATTCATTTCAAGTATTCTTGCCTTGACATTGATGTTGAATCTCTCGTGGTAAATGTAAATCCAGTCACCAAGATTTAATTTATCCCAGTTGTGTTGTTCTGTTACTATCTCTTTGAAGTTTACAATATCAATACGGATAGTACTCTGTGGAACATTTAACTCATTTAACTGCTCTCTTGCTGCTTCATATAACTCCTGATCGTCAATGTAATTCTCGTCTGCCCATTCGCGCTCGACAATGAATTGATTCAACTCAGTTATTTGTGGAGCAGTGAAATTATTCTCCAATGCAATCGTGTTGCGGAGCGTGGTAATGTTACTATCGACAGTCGCTATACTGGATTGAACAGTAGTAATTTCAACCTGCTTAGTGCTTATCTGTCCTAACTTAGCATCTCTGTTAGCAATAATAGTAGCAGTAGGTTGACCAGTAGATTGTGCAACATCAAGTGCGTCAAGTATTATTGCCAACTCAGTTTGAAGTGTAGCTAATTCATTCTGCTTTGTCGTGAGAGTGCCTTGTAAAGTATTTTTCTGTGACAGCAAAGTAGCAAACTCAGTTTGTTTTGTAGTGAGTAGCACATTGTAATCAAGTATTGCAGCGCAAAGCCCATCACTCATGTAGTCACTAGACTTAACAACATTCCCTAACTCATCACGTTCAAATGGATACATAAAGTAAGAAAAATCTTCAATATATGTAGTCCCAGTAGCATTGACTCGCTGAATCGACATGCCATCTGCGCCATACACTTTCAAACGTGTAACTACCTGTGTTGCATCTTCTTCTTTGTTTATAGATTTAAGGTATCGACCATAGGATACTTTAAGTCCTTTGTCGTGTCCGATATTTGCTGGATTATATAAAGATACGGTTCTATTTGTAGTGTCATATATGGGCAATGCATTGAATGTCTCTGCTATCTGATTAACAAAGTCTAATGCTGACTTCTGCGGTATCTCAAATGTGCGATACTTTACAAGGAAGTCGGAATCAATGTAGCCAGTGTTCCATATCGTGCCACTGAGCGCATCAAGAAGTGCTTCTTCTGCATTGATAGAAGTTTCAGAGTATCCTCTGATCTGCTTATCAGACAGTTCAATACCCAGGGAGTAGAGAGTATAAATCTTCTTCTCTGTCTCAGCACCATCATCGTTTATTTTCTCTATCCTGTACCATTCTGTTATATCTCCAAGTTTAGCCTTGACTAAGTACCGCACTTTGGCTGTGTCTACATGCTTGTTGCGTACTAGCTCATGATTTACGTCAATTACTAGGGGTAGAGAAAAGGTAATCTCGTTTAAGCCCCCAAGTTTGAAGGATTGCTTCTTTTCAAATGCTTCTGTGAGCTTTGCAATGATTGTGCGATCAGGTTTAGCTAAGAATAACTCTAATTCTTGGGGTTTTAATGAGTAGTCGATTTCTCCTAATGCCATTCTCTCACCTCCTACTAGATATAGTGTATAGTAAAGAGAGACACCACTATATGTAGTGTCTCTCAGCCAAAATAATCGAATAAAAAGATTGTTTTAAGTTGTTGTTGTTAAACTATAGCACCCGTTAGTTTAATATGATGTTGCGCTTCCATACAGTTTTACTAGCCCGTGAAATGCTTTCTATTTGAGTCTTCCATGTTTCATTTGTCACGGAGCCTCCTGATCGCACTGTCCAAAAGTAAATATTACCATTTTCGTCTTCCAGAAAGGGATGCCACGCAGCTTGAGAGTCATATGTTTCTGGAGCATTGGATGGGTTTAAAGCTATTTCCTCTACAAGCAACTCCCCACTAGGGAGTTCATTCAATAAAAACACTCTGGAAAGCCAATCTCTTATCTGCCCCTCTGCCGCCGCACTCATCAAC